GACTAGGATGCTGATTGCTCCATTAGTAATGATTTCAGTAATTTGTTGCATTTGTTATTCTCCTTTTTTCGTATCATCATCTTTTTCAAGTAATCGCTGAAATACTTTTACAATCGGCTGAAAAAGAGTAACATTTCCTTTTAATTTGCGATAATTTTCAATGAGAGATTGAAAAGTAAATGCGATGTACCCGAGACAGATTGAATGCAAGAATACAAAACCTGTCTTTTCAGGCAACAAAACGGACGCCGGAATGAGGATCATCAGTAAGAGAACCCCTGAAATCTTACGAAGGAGCCCGTTAATGCCGATTTTGCTCTTGTACTCGATGTCAGGATTGATAATCGCCGCAATCGTCCCTGTGACAAAATCAATGATTTCCATTGAGACAATCAGTGTTAGAGCGTACAAGACCAAACCATCTTCAGTCTGTACGACACTTCTTAGAAAATTGAAAAATTCAATTTTCATACACACCTCCTATTCCTTATGCTCAGCATCTGCTTCCAGCTCTGCCAAAATGGCATCTTCAATCTTATAGCGCATTTCTCGTAACTCTTGCTCATGCTTACGCATACTGATACGATTGTTAGCGTACAGTTCCGGGTCATGCAGCGTTTCAGATATTGTTGAAACAGCTTTATTGTCTGTGTTGATTACAGTAGTTTTGACCAATTTTTGTTGGTCGCCATCTTGTGCGAAAAATTCAGTTACTAGCTGACGTGTTTTAGTGACTTTTAACATTGTCATTTCCTCCTTTATAAATTAATTATCCGTTAATAATTAGGGATTTTTTACGGTTGTTATATTTTGAAAAACACATTATCAAAATTAAGCCAAGTAGCATCTACATTAGATTTGACAACTACGTTTCCATTTGGATAAATTCCTATAACGGCTGAACCGTAATCATTATTCAAAGCAGTTTTGAATAATGTTGTAGATGGTCTGAAATGTTCAGGTAAAGTAAGTATGATTGACTCACGTGCAATCTTTCCGCCCTTACATGTTCCTTTAAAACAAACAACACCATCGAATGTTTTTGAAAATTGGACACCTCCGTAATCCCTGTGATGATTCCATCCATTTTGTAAAATGGCATTTTGCCAAGGAGTTGGATTGCTATCTGATTTTAACAAAACATCTTCTTTTCTAGCATATTCAACCCACGGTGTCCAATTTCCATTAGTTTTTGCACGAATAAATAACCGGCGACGTCCATCACGCTCAGCAAAATATTGAACAAGATGCGCTCCTCCACCGATTACATGAAGCAATCCCCATGTTTTAGAGGGATTATTTGGTGAATTTGCTGATTTGTGATAATAGCCAGATTTATCATGTACATCAAAATTATTTGTAAAATCGTTAATGGCACTGCCATCCCGATTTGTTAATTGATATTGCTGAATAGGTTTATTTCTAGCGTAGATATCTCCCAAGACATCCAATGACCCTGCACCACCTTGCTCTGCAACTTTACCAATGCCCACACGGCCATCTTTGTCATAACTCATTACCACACTTTCAGTTGCAACTGTTGCTGTAAATTCTGTGCTTGTAAACTTATCAGATAGAGTTCCTATGACCACAAATGATTTGGTTGCAACATAATTACCTGCCATGTTAGCAGCTGAATTATTTAAGGTGTGTTGAGTTGTCCAAATACCAGAAGCTCTACCATGATCAGCTGTAAAAGTTGTACTACCTAATCGAGCTACTTTGAATGATAGTGTCATGACATTTTTTTGACTACCTGATAAAGTGATAGGAGCGATTTTAGCATTCCTGACAACTTGAATAATGTTAGGTGTTTCCCGCGTCCTAAAAGCTGTAAAACTAAAAGCTGGTGCAAAATATTCAATAACATTGATTGTAATATCTCTAGTATCTGATTGCCTGCCTCGGCTATCAACCACACTAGCTCGAATCGTTGCTGAACCATTGAAATTCATCATACCAAGCCTACCACCGTTTACAGTTGTAACCTGATTCTTGTTTACGATTTCAGCACGATATCCTGTGATAGTCGAACCATAAGCCCCGGATGGATTATTAAAGTTGACCTGAATATCAGAAATAATCTGTAAAAAGTTATTTCCGCTCAATAGTTGCCTAGCAACAGTATTCATATCAGTCAATGTAATTCCAGAAAATGTAGGTTTCACGCTTTCCGGAATTTCAAAATACCACCCATTTGAGTAAACGTCATTTCCAACTTGAGTAGTTCCATTATATGTTCGAACACATATGTCCATCGTGCCAGACTTTGCTTTTGTGTTGTATCTAGCTAGGTCAATATTAGGTACGAAAGAAACGCCTGTTGCGTGATTTTTTCCTAAATCAATCCAGTTGCTACCAAACACTCTATACCATACTTGGTGAGTAAATGAGCTAGATTTGCGATCAATAGTGAGAGTGTGAGGACTTCCGAGCCGCCTATTTCCTGAAAGAGCATTGTCGCTTACACTACTAGATCGAGGAATGCTTGAAAGAGTATAGTTTGCTGATACGGTAATGTTTCCATGTACTCCGTTATTTGGGTCAAACGATGCCCATACTGCAAAAGTCTTAGTTCCGTCACCACTGTGTGGGATGGTTACTTCCCCACTTGCTAAAGTAAACTCTTGCCCGGATGTGTCAAAGTTTGGATGACTACTATGCACACTTGACCCATTTAACCATACAGACAAGTTACTAATATTACCATAAGTATATGTGCGGTAAGCTCCATCACGGTCAACAGTAGCTTTCCAACTAACTCTTGAGGAATTGTTAGCGATATCTTGACTAACTTGTTCGATGTAAATATTCAAGTGTAGTGAACCGCTAGAATTGATAAATTTAGTCATTTCCCTCTTTTTTAACCTCCTATATATCGTATGACATTCACATCTTTGTTAAGATGATACTGTTCTGTTCTAAAACGTCCAATTTGAATTGATGCAGTAAAAATACCATTATCAATATTTATTACACCTTGCGAAATGTACATAACTTCCTTACCTGCAGAAAACATGGATATTCTATCACTTGATACCTTAATAGTAGAGCTTGCATCATTCTTACCTATAATCAAGCCCTCATTTGTGCTTTTCATGTAAGTATCAATGAATGTTTTAAGCTCTGCTAATCCTCCAAATTGTGTCGTCAGCAAATCAATTCTTCTACCTGCTTCAACTAAATCAGACTCAGATTTTTTTCGACTATCTGCATTTGATTTCACAAAGGCATTATATGCTTTTTCTAAATCACTTAATTGTTCCATCGTAGCCTTAGCTTTCAACTCTGCGTCGTGTAGCTGAGCCTTTTCAGTTAGGGCCGTCAATTGTTGTTGAGTTAGCTTTTGGTCAGCTTTTCCGTCTAACTGAGATTGAATGTCTTCTACGGATAAGGACCAATCAGTGGCTACATTACCGAGTTCTAATTTCATTCCACAGATTTCAATATTACCTGGTCCGTTTTGACCGAACTGAATTGAATTTTTCTCAGCGTCCGCAGTGAAGGAAAGACTGTACTTAACCCAAGTCTTATTACTTATAGCCTTAAAAAGTATCCTATTAGTATCGTTCACTGTCCAGGACCTTACTAGTAGGTTCACAGTAGATCGATCACTTGTAGAGCTTACACGAGCCCAGCAGGATATTGTATAACGTTGACCTATAACTAAGTTAATAATCTGGCTAAGGTCCTTATTACCCCCGTTGGTGTTGTTTTTAACTCGAACACCTTTTAGGATTCCAGGTACAGGATATTTATCCAAGGTAACAGGTTCCGCTACTCCGTTACCACCTGACGTACTCCGCCAGGTACCGTCTAATCCATTTTTAATAGGAAGAGTTGCAGTATTTCTAAGCAAGTTCTGGGAACCCACTTGAACATTAGCTAGTCGGTCAAACCATTTATACTTAGTTCGATCTCTACTATCTGCTGCGGTAAAATCGGAATAATAGCCCATATATTGCTGGCGATTATCCTCTAAACTAAATTCGCGTGATCCGTCTGCACTTGCTGCGTATGCTATATGGAAATAGGATGTCCTACCATCTGCACCAGCCTTACCTGCCACGCCATTTGCGCCATCACGACCTTTCCATCTTGTCCAGCGATAATCAGCAGGATTTCTGCTGTCTGTTGGATTAAAGTCAATGTACACTCCAACAAAGGCTTTGTCAGTGTTTGTTTGACTGAATCCACCACCTGTTGCGTTATCGGCATAGGCCATGTGAGTATATTGTGTACGACCATCTGCCCCTCTAGGTCCAGGAATACCTTGTTCACCTCGTGCGCCTTGCAAGCCTTGTAAACCTTGTAATCCACGTTCTCCTTTATCGCCTTTTTCTCCCTTGTCCCCTTTTACTTTAGCCCACTTGTATTTTTTAGGGTCGGTACTATCTGCCTGAGTGTAATCTGTGTATGTTCCGATATACGTTTTATTTGTACTGTCAGTAGTTGAGAAGCCTTGTGAGCCGTTATTTGATGTGGCGTAAGCTATGTGTAAGTATGGTGTCCTACCATCTGCACCAGCCCTACCTGCCACGCCGTTTGCGCCATCACGACCTTTCCATCTTGTCCAGCGATAATCAGCAGGATTTCTGCTGTCTGTTGGATTAAAGTCAATGTACACTCCAACAAAGGCTTTGTCAGTGTTTGTTTGACTGAATCCACCACCTGTTGCGTTATCGGCATAGGCCATGTGAGTATATTGTGTACGACCATCTGCCCCTCTAGGTCCAGGAATACCTTGTTCACCTCGTGCGCCTTGCAAGCCTTGTAAACCTTGTAATCCACGTTCTCCTTTTTCCCCGTGCACACCAATAACAGTAGGCTCTGTTGTCTTACTTGTACCGTTTGTGTATAGCTCAACTCGATAATTCCATAAATAACGCTTGTCTGATGTGATAGGCTGTGGCGTAGTTGTCCACCCTGCGCTTGTTCTTGTGATACCTGTTGAGACTGTAGTAGCTAAATAATAATTAGTTACATTAGAAATACCAGTACCATCTGCCCCTTTTATCAACGTCCACTTATACACTCTGTAATCTGTGCTATCTGCCTGAGTGTAATCTGTGTATGTTCCGATATACGTTTTATTTGTACTGTCAGTAGTTGAAAAACCTTGTGATCCATTATTTGATGTGGCGTAAGCTATGTGTAAGTATGGTGTCCTACCATCTGTACCAGCCTTACCTGCCACGCCGTTTGCGCCATCAGCTCCTTTTACAAGTGTCCAATTGTAATCAGATGGAGTATTACTATCAGCACTATTAAAATCAACATACATACCGATATAAGCTCTATCAGAGGCGCTTACAGAAAAATCCTTAGTTCCATCAGCGCTATTGCTGTAAGCTATGTGAGTGTATTGAGTACGGCCATCTGCACCATTGCGACCAGGTAATCCTTGTTCACCTCTTGCACCTTGCAAGCCATCTAAACCACGTTGTCCCGGTTCTCCTTTATCTCCTTTTTCTCCCTTGTCTCCTTTTACTTTAGCCCACTTGTATTTTTTAGGGTCTGTGCTATCGTTTGGTTCAAAGTCTGTATAAATACCAATATAGAGTTTATTGATTGAGCTATCAAGACTAAATCCATCTGTTCCTGTTGCATTATTAGCCCATGCTGTATGGACATAAGGAGTACGGCCAGCTCGCCCTGGAGTTCCAGGTGTACCAAGTTTTCCATCAGCAACATTAACAAGCGATATCTCATCAACAGCAACCTCTTTATTTCCAATGTAAGCTGCAACTGTCAGAGTAACTGTATCAGTTACATTTGAGCCTCTAACTAAGTAAGTCATCCCTGTTGTTACTTCTCCATCAAGTGCCCATCGCCAAGTAACACCAACAACGACTGGTTTTCCTCCCTTGTATAAGGTTGGGGTTACTAGACTCTGGCCGATCTGATTTTTAAAGATAACACCATTGTCCGTTGATAATTTGATAGTATATGGTTTAGCAGCTTCAAACAATCTCTCAAAGGCTGACTGGATATCAGCTGATAGTTTGTTTTCAAGTGCCTTGAAATTGTCAAATATTGTCTTATTTCTCACTGGATTTGTGAAACTGATTTTTTGATCAGTAACCCGTGCTTGAATCATCAATAGAGGGGCAAAACCGTCATCATGGACTTTAACAGTATCTCCAATATCAGCATCGACAAAGCCATCAACTTCATAAGTGATAGCTGGATAACAATACTTTTTCAATTTGAGATAACCTAAACGTCTTAACTCGTTTGGCTCATCTGTTTCAAAATGAAAATCTTTTCTTGTCCACTGGTCAAGCTCCCCTGTTGAATGAGTAAAGGTTGAGGGATATAGTTGCATTGAAATAGGCGCATACAGTGCTTGCCCTCTTTGATAAAATTCAACTATCCCTTTCTCGTTCTTTACTTCCCATTCATCCAATCCCTCAATCGTCAAAACATCCTCAGTTGTATTTGTTTTTTCTTTTGGATTTGGTTTTTTCAAGACTTTTGTTTCAGACGTTGATGCTCCGCCTTTTTTGCTGGTTGTAACAGTTTGTTCTATGGAACCATCAGAACGAGTCGTTGTGGTCGTTGTGATCCGTGTCTTGTCCGCTAACTTTGTAACTTTAGTGTGGACAATAGTTTTGCTCTTAGTCCCATCTGAGGCTGTAGAGATTGTGGTTTTCGTCGTTGAACCATCTGCATTTTTTACAGTTTCGCTTTTGGAGCCCTTATCTCCGCTCAGTTCTTCTTCAACCGTTGGCATTTTACCAGTCGGTCTGATTGTATTGAAAATACCAGTCTTATCCACTTTTCTTGTAATAGAGTGGATGTTTTTTCCGTATTTAACAATGACATCATTTCTTACACGTCCCACCCCTTGATGGTTGTCATCGTTTTCATGATAAACATTAACACTAAACTTTTTGATAGTGCTATCAGCATTTAACTGTGTATCAAATTCAATCTCAGCATCAAATCGTTTGGCTAGGCTTAATAGACGGGCTAGTTTGGTTTCTTGCCCCTCCCATTCCAGAGTACGCTTATAATCTGATATTTCATTGATACCAATAGAAAGGTGAGTATAATTTAAAAGATCCATCGCCTCACAATACTCTTTGAAAGTCATCGCTTTGTTAGATTTATAAGGGTTCGCAAGCTCATTGATTAACTCAAGATTGAGATTTTCACAATAACATTTGATTGTCTGCTCATTTTCTTCAACAATAATGATATTAAACACAAAGCTTTTACCCTTGTACTTAAATGAGACAAATGCATGCTCATTCAAATGATGATAGGCTTTAGCAAGAGGTAAATCAGACTTTACAGCCTTTTTAAATACCGTAAACTCAAACGTTGACGAACCTGTTGCAAGACTTCTTGTCCAAGTATCATCGTAATAATTTAACGTACCTTGTTTTTCGTTATCAATAAATGCTACCTTTTGTAAATTTGCATCATGGATTGTCAAAAGCATCTTATATCCACCTTTCTTCAAATTCGATTGTTACAGTTGGTTTTTTCTTAACAAAACGTGAAAAATACAACTCTAGTTGAGATTTTCCTGGAGGAATTGCTGGCCAATGTGAACCGTCTACAACTTCGCTTACTTTAGATATCCCGTCAATATACACACTATCGTCCTCACTGTTGATTACAACATTTGAACCTATTGGATAGCGATTAGGAATATCTCTACTCTTTGTCACAAAGTCTTTTCTATACATGAACTCATCAACATACATATGTGATACAAGAGGCCAGTCTCTGAGTGCTCCAAGCGTGATATGGATTTTTGCTGATTTTTTGTCTTTTATCTCCGGAATAATAAAGTCATAATGAGAGCCATCAAAAAACACTTGAACTCTATCATCGTTTCTTTTTAACTCTGACCAGCCCTTTTCCGCGCTAAATGGATCAAGTTTGCCTACTTGAGCCCCTGTCCCAGTAAAATACCACCATTTGATAAACTTGTATCCACCTTTGCCGTCAGTGGTGAAAAAACTATACTCACAATCAAGTGTCTGATAGCGTTTGTAAGTTTCCACCCCATACAAGAAATTGCCGTCTGTATCCGATACAGTAACCTTTATGAAACCATATTGATTAGCGACTGCTGCCATAAAAACTTGTCTCCAAAGCAGATAGTCATTCAATGAACCAACTTCTCCACTACTATCAACAGGAATAGCCCATGTCAAACTTTGTGCATTATTTCGATTTTTTTCAACTGTACCACGGTTTGATAATTCGATATGATTACGCCCCCACATACTTGTTGTACTCAAAGTGCCAACAAGACGCTCCTTATTATCATTTGTTACAGCTACTCCTTTAGTGCCATTTTGAAATCCTTTTAGAATATTAGTCCCTCTATAATCTATCAATGTTTCAGAGTCTCTGTATTTTTCAGTATCAGCCTCTTCACGATTTCCTAACTCAAACGCCGCTCTGTTGTTAACAACTCCAATATATCCATTCTCTGAGTTGTGTTTAATTCTAATAATTGGATAAGCTGGCTCTGTTCCTGTATTTGTTAAATTAAATACTATCCTATCCGGTGCGCTTGTTTCATTTGTATCGATATCAAAATTTTTTAAAGTCGTGCTGTGAGCCACTCCATCAGGAATTATTATTTTTAACTCTGAGCGCTGGAACCATCTTGTCAAATTTTCTGGAGTAATCTCATCTACCGGCAACCCCATATAGTATTTGTCTGGCTCATCGCCATAAGTAATCTTTACTGGCTCTAAAACGTTTAGAATGCCTGCCAAATCATGCTTTAATTGTTCCATTTCAATTGCATTTGTGGTTTTGATGTCAAATTTTATGATATGCTCTTTTTCTCCAATCTTAACCTGTTGGATATTCACGCCCAATAAGGGAGCGTTATCAGTTGATACGCTCCTCTTGTTCCCGATAGGGCGGATAATATCTGTTATACGAAAGAATTTAGACATATCAACTCCGTTGAAAGTCATTATCTTTGTCATGACAATACCCCTTTCATCCTATTATCTCGTCTTAGTTGTTCCGATTGATATTTAGCAAATTTATCGCCTGTTCTGGCGACTAAAGTACCATCGTTTAAGTACATTTCATTTGGTCGTCTAACGGCCGTCTCAGCTACATCCAGGGCTTTTTCGAGTAGTTCGCTAGACTTGTCCATAGTAACTTTGATTTTTTCAGCTATTGTCTGCTTACTACTTTGTTTAACAGTCACTTGAGCACCTAGTTTCTTGTTTAAGCCAAGTGCAATTTCTGGTCTAGTATCAATCATCATGCTTTCTTTTAATCGCAACATTGATTTTTCAACAACCCCTGCATCTGCTTCAATACCAACAGCGATACCTTGAGGAATGAAACGTCCGACTTCATCACGCATTGCTCTAGATGGCGAGTGAATATCTAGTGCGCTCTTGATGGTCGCTTTTACCCTTTCAGCAATTGAATTAGCTGTTGCCATAACAGAACCAGAGCCACTCCAAAGCCCTGCATTAAGACCAGACATCGCCATTTCACCAATGTACGTGAAATCACTCTGCAGACTATCAAATGGTTTCTTAATTTGATTGGCTAAATTAGTAACAGATGATACAGGTTGATTGGTACCTTTATCTACCCCCTCAGCTAAACCAGTAGTGATAAAACCACCATACTCATTGAAAACACGAGATGGGGAATTAATATCCATTTCGCTCGTAAAGGATTCTTTTATATCATTAGCCATGTTTTTAGAAGATTCTCCGGCAGTAGAAGCTCCTTGTTCTATCCCTTGACTGACCCCGTTGGGGATTTCTTGCCCCAAACTAGAAAAGTCAGCAGCTGCAATTTCCTCTTGTAAGCTTGAAACTTGACTTTGTACAATACCCTTGATTTTGTCTGTGATACCCAAAGCACCCGTATCCATACCAGCAGTTAAGCCATTCATAGCTGACTCACCACCTTGAGTAAAGACTTCGTTCAATGTTGCCAATTTTTCGTCTGATGCATTAACGAGTTCTTGAACGTACAACCCACCTTGAGGCCCCATCGCTTGTAATTTAGCTAAAATCCCCTCGTTTACCCCACGTTCGGCCAATGTATTGAGGTTTGTTGCCCAATTATTAACCGCCTCTTGGTTTTTTTGGAGGTTGGCAATCATTTCATCGACACTAATAGCAGACTTATACTTGATTTGTTCAAACATGTTCGTAGTTGTCTCAAGTAATTCATTGTACTTAGTACGCATATCGTCTATTGCTTTTTGTTGAGATTTAGACATATTTTCGTATGCTACAACTTGTCTATTTGAACCATTTTCGGCAGCAGAAGCCATCGCTTCAGATGCCGCCTGTTGAACTTGAGACGTTTTTTCGTACTCAGTTTGCAATTCTGTCTGAGTATTTTTTAGCTCAGTTTCCTTGTCGTTGAGTTCTTGCAGTCTTTCTTTACGGACACTATCGCTAACATTGGATTCTTCATTCCATTTTTTGCGTTGTTCAGCTATCTGCTTTAGCTGTTCGCCAATTTCAGCACGCTTTTGTTCGATATCAAGCAGGTTCTTCTGGGATGTCTCCCATGTTGATTCTGCCTCCATCGCTGATATACGAGCTTTGATTTGGTCACTGTTATGAGACAAAGAATCAGAGTTCTTATCATAGGCTAGATTTAAACCGCTAACTGAGGCATTCAAAGCATCAATCTTTTTCTTAAGATTTTTCTTGTCTGCTGCTGTCTTATTTGTCTTTTGTGATAACTGGACAATTTCGTCAGCCAATTTTTGGTAAGATTCTGTATTACCTTTTACAGACTCAAGATTTTTTTGATGTTCTTTTGCGCTTTGTTTAACAGAATCCGTTAATTGATCCGTACTCTTGACTAACTCCTCTTGTTCTGATTTGAGGCGTTTGGTCTCCTCACTCTCGGCAGTTAGCCATTGCCACAAAGTCACACATACTCCCACAACCAAACCAATCCCAGCAACAACCAAACCAATCGGGCCGGTTAAAGCTGTCAGCGCTGCTTTAAATGCGGTAGTTGCAGCAGTCGCAGCAATAGTAGCAGCAGTCTGTAAGCTGATAGAGCCAGTTAGAACCCCATAAAGCAAATTGGATGCTGTCAAAGCTCCGTTATTGGCCAAGTTAGCAACCAGTTGAGCCTTTGTTACTGAGCCACAAGTAGCTTGGGCAGCTGTCATTAGATTGATGATCTGAATCGCTCCTGTGGCTGTTGTTTTGAATGTTTTCCACGCGCTTATCAAGTCCTTAGTCGTTTTTACCGCTTGATTGATGGCACGCATAGTTACCAAAGCAGCAACTAAACCGATAATAGCCGGTGTCAAAAATGAGATTACAGAAGCTCCAGTACCCAAAATACTAAACAAAGTCTGAAAAACAGGTGTGCTAGCTTTAATTACGTTGACAATAACACCAAAAGCCGCATTGATGATTACTTTCAATGCATCGAAGTTCTCAGCAATCGTCTTACCTGTTGCTGCCTTTGTTAAATCGTCAAGAGCCTTGATAGTATTAGCTACACCTTTAACAACCGCATTCTTTAAGTTCCCAAAAGATGTCTGGATCCCTTTACTGTTAGTTTTAGCAAGTTCTGCAAAACCACCAACGCCACCATTCAATTCAACCAATTTGCTTGAAAATTGGTTGAAAGTGATACGCCCCTCTTTTAATGCAGAATAGAAATCATTCTGAGCAGATTGGCCAGCAAAACCGAATGATTCAGCAGTCTTTTGCAAAGCATAAGGCATGGTTTCCTGTAACGTTTTCCAACTTTGCATGTCAACCTTACCAGCTGATAACATCTGACTGAACTGTTGTAAACCACGGCTTGCATCAGCACTAGAAGATCCAGAGGCAAGAAAGGCATTATTAAGAGCAAGTGTTAAATCTGTTGATTTGTTTATATCGCCAGTAATCGAGGTAAGGCGTTGAGCTGTGCCTACCACTTCATTTAAAGTCGTAGGCAAACCCTCAATACCTGCCGCTAGTTTCTTAGTTGAGCGCGTGACATCTTCTGTACTATGCCCCATAGCTTGCATCACTCTTGGATAACTTTCTAACGTGTCAAAACGCTGAATAGCGCCTCCTAAAGCCTCTCCCAAAAGTTCAGCACCTTTAGCGGCAAGTTGGAAAACTGCACTGCCTACCGCAAATTTCTTTAGGGAACTGCTCCCTCTATCACCTTTCTGTGCCGTTTTATCTAACTCATCGTTTAGAACCTTGACTTTATTACCATCCACATCGACAACGATAGTCACTTTTCCATCAGACATTATCTTCTCCCTCCTTTCCTAAACTATATTTAGCTTGTAATTTGCGCATTTTATTCTTATCCCCACCATATTCTGGTTTCCATGCTCGGATTTCTATAATCTGTTGCATGATTGTGTTATCTGGCAAAGCGTTCAAAAGTGCTTTAAATTCTGTCCATGTCAACTCATTTTGAACTTTCAAAAGATTGATGCCGTAGGCTTGTAAAAAACTAGCATAAATGTACTCTGCATCTTGTTCAAAATCAATCAATTTTTCTTGTTCTTCTTCACCTTTTGCCTTTGGCATGGGATTGCCTAGCAAATCATACTGAACAGTTTCTTTTTCGATCCCTAGAAAGTGTTCTTTTATGTAAATCCAACAATCTACAACCTCTTTGATGTCGTATAATTCTTGGCCAGTTAGCAAATGGACAATCAACTGAGCTTGTTCTAGACGCGTCATTTCATCCTCTTTTAGGATTTCAAAGACATCTAGAACTTTATTAAAAGACAGGTCTATGTCGTACTCTTTATCAGCAATAGAAAAATTTGTGATTAAGGCATCATTTAATTTCATAGACATATTTTTTACCTGCTATTTCTTTTTGTTCTTTTTTTGTTTCTTGTTGTTCTTGATTGGAGTGACTTTTCCCTTGTTTAAATAGTGACTAGCACGCTCTTTCACCACCGTTTTGTGTTGCTCAGCAACTTCTTCCAACTTGTCATGCAACATGATTGCGGTCTGTTCTAGAGCGTTATTTAGGGCGTTATAATCTGGATATATAGAATATAACTTGTCAAATGTACCGTCGCCAAAAATAAGATCATATTGAATCTCAAGCTGTTTCTTCTCCAATTCAATAGCCCCAGCAACTACTTCTTTAGTTACTCCATCACGCTCAATTTTGTTATTGATATTTGCAGATACCACATCTAATTCATATTGGACAAGGCGACGTTTTAGTTCTTCTTCCATGTCATAAAAGCGCATTAAGCTCTCTTGACTTGTATCAAACCATAGCTCTACTTCTCCGATTTTTACTGGAAATCCTGTACGTTTTAGTTCAATCTGAATATCTGTCATGTCTTTACTCCTTTTCCTGTTGTTAAAAAGGGCAAGGCTCAATGCCCGCCCTTATCAAAAGCTATTACCCAATACCAGTCTCTTTTGGCGTTGAGTTGTAAGAAAGCTTACATCCAAACGCCTCATAGTCAGAGGCAGCGCCAGAACCTGCTTTGATTTCTGTTGCAGTTGCAGCTCCCACCCATTGTTTCTTCCTGTCAGAAGAAACAACCTTGTGCCATAGCTTACGGTCATCCCCTGTCTTGTACTTCATCCCAGCAATAAGAGCCTGTGCTTTATCGTCTGGATCGTAAGTACCCTCAAAGGTATAAGCACCTTTTACGCTGACCACGGTTGTTTCTTCAACTCCATCACCGTCATAGTATGCTTGATCATCTGTTTTCTCGTCTGTATCATCTGATACGTCTGAGATCCATTTAGCAAGTTCCAACCATGTATCTTCTGTTGTTGGTTCAGTTCCTCCATTGTATGGAGCTACAAAATGGCCACGTAGGGCGTTTTTTTGTCTTGTCATTGTTTGTTCCTCTCTATTACGATTTTCGCCACAATTTCAATTGTGTAATAATAATAGCCTTGCTCATCCTTGCCTTTCATGGCAGGCCTGCTGACTTCCATTCCCATATATTCATAAGAATTATTGTCACTTGGTAAAACTAAGTCTATCTTTGCTAGTTCTGAGGTGACTAACCAAATAGTGTCATTGGCTACTGAGTTCTTTTTTGCCTTTACGGCGATTTCAAACGGCAAAGAAACTTCTTGTGTGCCATCCATATACTCTCTATCCACTTTCCCGCCTGGTATCTGATTGATAACCAGATCATCTTTGTCATCCTCAAAGTAATCAAAGCGTGGTTCAACTGGTAAATTTAAAGTCTTGATATGCTTTAAAAGTACATTTTGAAAGTCATTCTCTCGCATCAAAGTCCCATTCCTTTCACAAAAGCTCTAGCCCATTCTTCAGCATGTTTACTAGTAGCAACTTGATCCCATCGTTTTCCTGTACCTGGAGTGGTATATCTCCTAAAGGTGACAATGCCGTTTGATCCGTAAAATTGCGCTCTAGCATAAACTGTTCCATAGACAACAGCATCACCTTGTCCAACAATTCGGCCAGAAGCTCTCAACTCTCCACCCCTCAAGGGGATATATTGCTCATTGTCTAGCAAGATTTTGCTAGCGACTGCAATCTTTCCTCTTGTCATGGATTCGTTCGAAAGTTTCTGTTTAGCTTTCTGCAAGTCAACTTTAATGGCGATACTCATTAGATCACCTCAATTTCTTGACTGAATATCTCACCATCATAATAGTTAGTTTGAAATCCATTAATTGTATAATCTCCTATCCCATCGTTTACTTTTGCACCCATCCAACTGTTATCAACTGTCACAAAAGATAGCGAGGGATAGAGGTATATAACCCCTTGTTTTTGCCTTGATTTTGAATTTCCTGTACCAGTTTTTGAATTACCTGTACCAGTTTTTGAATTACGATTACCAGATCCCCCCACTGATCTATCAAAACGTACATTTTTAATAGTCAACGGTTCTGAATATACTTCATCCCCATAATCGTTTTTATCAGCTACTTTTTTTATGGTTAGGACATCCTTTAACAAACGCTTGTCAATCCCTTTTAATAACCGCTTATCGATCATAGGCAACTCCAACAACTAGGCTAAAGCCGGCTTGTCTCAAAGCATTTTCAGCATCCATAGACAAATTAAATCGCTGACCTGCTGATGTGCTTTGTGAGGTGCTATAAGAGATTGATGTACGGCCAATAGAGACACTATTGGCTAGCTGTTTGTCATCGGCTGACATAATACCAGAGGCATCGAGATAGGCTATTTGGAATGCCATAGCAAGCTTTACAGCAGATTTGCGATAGGCAATTTCTTTTTCAAAATCAATGTCTTTCTGATAAATACCGTTAGTGTATAGGTCAATCGCTATCTTTGCCCGTTTTGCCAATTTTTCAAAGTCTGTAACTTCATCAAAACCTAACTCATCGAACTCCTCTTGTGTCAAATAAGTCATGTGTAACCTCCCTTAAAAATAAAGGGTGTTGCCACCCCTTATTTAATCTTCAACAGTTGCCTGAGATGCATCATCTACAGATGGGGCATCTTCTGGTTCAAGCGTTCCATTTTTGTCAACAAGTTCTAAAACATTTTTCACATCTGGAAAAGCATTTTTTAGTTTCTTGTTGACTTCTTTAGCATAATCTTCATCAAGTTCAATAATGTCATTGACAATCACATCCATGTTGAGTTGCTCAAAGAAAAGATTTTTTGTTGCTTTGTAAAGTGCCATGTTCTACCTCCTATACAATAGTTCCTGTAACTTTGTAAATTGCTTTCTTATTGTCATCAAGAGTGTAAGTACCACCCTTAGCAGCAGCTTGCAATTTCACACCATCAAAGTTTTCAGCCTCAATTACACGGGCTGTTGAGATACCAACAAACGGAATGACAATACCGTTTGGTGAGAAGATAGCGATAACTCCTGTCTCAAAGTACTGCGCTGGCGTTTCTTCCAAGGTAAAGCCCTTATATTTTGGTAGCCCGTTTTCATCAAGGGAGATAGTTGCCCCTTTGGCGCTTGTAACTGATGCCATATCTACGATGGCGTTGTAAAATTCAGAACGCAAGTAAACAGTAATCGGCGCTGTAACTTCGTTGTTTGTGTAAAAAGCCGACAACTTATTGAATAAAGCTTTTACTTTGTCATCTGTAAAATCAGCAAGGGCTTCCGTCTTAGTAGCGTTGTCAGACAAGTATTTACCAATTCGCTTGTTCACTGTTCGAGTTTGTGCCTCGGATTGCAACTTCAAGCGGTCGGCAACAGCAGCGTTAAGATCATTGTTTACTGTGTAACGGTCAAGCCCCTCATGGATTGTAAGGGTATAGTCATAGTTGACATCTGTATTTTCATATTTAACTTCTGTCAAACCACCAAAGCGTGACTGAGCCCCTGAGTTATCACCAAAACCACCATCATTTTCACCGGTTTTGTACTCACCGATTACAACTGGTGTGTTGTTTGTTTTAACTGAGAAAGCCTTAGAGTTTTCTTGTACCCCATCCAAAATCTGAATAGGTGCTAGAGCGTTTGAAAATGCTGCCCGCACTCCAAAAACTGTCTCAAGAATGCCCGCATATTGTTTCTCATAGCGGCGCACTGCGTTGTTTTGATTACTTGGCATTTGTAATCTCCTTTCTGTTATTTGCCATACCCGTCAATAATCGCTTGGAACGGATCAACATCACTTGTACCCTCTCCTGCCGGATTACCTTGAGGTAAAATATTGGGGCTAGGCTTACTTTCTTCAGCTTTGAACAGATATGGATCACTTTCTTTTAAACCGTTGATTACTTCATCAATCTGAGGTTTCCCGTTGTCGTCTAACTGGATAGCATCAACATCAATGAATTTCATCAATTTGTCTGGATTGAAAGCATTTGTATCTTTCAGAGCTAGACTGATAGCACTAACCTTTTTTGTTTGTGCAAGTTCAGCTGCAGCTTCGTTTTTATACTTGTCATATTCAGCTTGCAATTTATCAATCGCATCTTTTTGTTCAGCGCTGATATTCTCAAGTGATTTCAAGTGTTCAACTTGCTCCTCTGCTTTTTGCAACTGTGATTTGAGACTATCTCGCTCTTGTTTGATAGTTTCTAAGGCTGATTTGTCCTCATTCAGCTCTTTTCCTCGCAAAGCAAAGACTGACTTAGCCTGTTCTTCTGTCAACCCAAGATTGAGTAGTTCTTCAGTTGTAAATGCCATTTGTACCCTCCTAGTTCTTTTTTAGGTGGATAACTCCCACCTAAAGCAAAATATTATTTACTCTCTCAATATACCTTTGATGGATAGGGATTTTTTACGGTTTTAAACACAAAAAAGGACTTGTGAAACACAAATCCTTTATGAAATATATAATTTCTCTCGTCTGTAATCTCTTGTTAAGAAATCATGCTGATTTATCAAGTTACGGATCTTAGTTTGATACCCTCTAACTTTCAAACGCTCAGCTTGTATCATCTTGTCATCTTGCAAGGTATGAGCGTAATGCAACCGCTCTTTATGTGTCTTGATAAGTCTCTCAAGGCCTCTTTGACCTGCTTCAATGCGTGCATTTTCTTCAGCTTGTTCTGGTGTTAGATTCTTCAGGTAGTCTGGTAAGTTCGGTAACTCATGAACTCCAACAATAAACGGTGTCAGATAATGACCACAATGGATTCCTAAACATCCTGCTGCTGTTCCATACCCATAATCCAATAATGAATAGATAGTTATCCCGTCTATCTTCCTACCAGCCCCTTTTGTAACTATCTGCCCTTGTAACGGACTACAAGCTGGTCTAGCCATTGCTTTCATCGAATAGTAAAAAGTATCTACTCCTAACTCCTCAGCAGGTCTAGTACGCATTTCGTTATAAACTTTGTATGTTGTGCTCTTGATAATAGCCCTCGCATAGCTATCAGCTTTCCAATGCCTCCCACCTTTATCGACAAAGCCCGTAAAAGCGTTCTTCTGCCATTTCATGATGGTATCATGCAAAGCAACATCGCTTGTTTTAGTTCCTGCAACTACCTGTGCGACTGTCTCCTCCACAATCGATTTATAAGCTACTTGCAAGCTCTTAGGTAATGTTGTATTGATAAGGTTTAAATCACTAACTGCTTGCCTCGAATAAGCCTCTAAGCTGTCCGTTACGCCATTTGAAATCTCTCCCTCAGGTATTTTATTCAAATCTTCTTCAAGTTGCTGTTTAGTGTCCTTATAGACTTTCAAACCTTCATTCTCAATTACATCACGCAACAATCTTTCAGCAATTCCTGTACGCTCTGAAATAAGCTTTAGATTCTGTTCATTGAGCATGTGCATATCATTTAGTTTCTCTAACTGCCAGATATAAGGGTTTCTCATTAAATCAATAGACCCACGCTCTTTTAAGCGTTTTATCATACGGTCAAAGATATCAATCTGTAATTTTTCGTAAATATCCCCAACGCCTTGCATTTGCAAAGGAAATTGTTGGTCGTTAAACGTGAGCTGTTTTCTCTTTTTTTTCATTCAAAAGCCCTCTCTTGAAAGAAAATTGGCCAATTGACCAGTTTATTCTTCTAATTCGTATTCTAGTTCAGAAACATCCTTGATTAGTTTTTTAATAACTGAAGAGGCATCTAGTCTCCCGCTCCCTCTAATTATTAAACCTAGTTTTATTGTTGGCGTATCTTCAATGCTTGCTGAGTAGTCAACACTAGTAACTCCGAATTTAACCTTTGTCATCTTCTTCCTCCTCGTTTTGGTCATACATACCATAAATAGCAAGTTCGGCATCATTCATAGGTAGCAACTCACTATTGATAGCATTGAGTTCTTTTTCTGCCTCAACACCAGAAATATTTAATGTCTTACCAATTGCCCGTTTTTTGGTTGAGAATCCTGCGGCTACCATTTTAGCCCAATAATCAAGTTCTGCATGCCTATCAGTAAATACACCATCATCCAAATTAACTGAAATATCATCAAGTTCTGGAATTTCTCCGCTATAAACCCCTACCGCCTTACCGAGCTCACACATTGAAACACAAAGCTCCTTGATAGATTGTTCAACAAGTGCGACAATACTACTTCGCATCTGATAAGTGTCTGAGTTCTCGCTGACAATTTCTGTTGCGGTTTTCATTCCTTGACCATCGAATGTAAACATGCCACTTGATACACCAATCTGCATTTCAAAGAGTTTCAATCCCTCTGAAATCGCCAAAATATAATCATTTGCTCGAATTGGTGAGGTAAGGTCTGTAATGCCCCCGGCATCCATACTAGAGCCGCCAATTTGCATATAAACATTCTGCTCAACATCAAACCGTGGTCTAAAATCTATTGTTCCATCTGGACGTTGATATTGTCTTTGTGTTAGATGTTCGGGCACAATAACTCGTCTTTGTCCCATCCTCACTTCCCACATAAATTCATCGTAAGAACGATTGATGAAGTCAATAGTCGTCTTTGCGTTATCAAAGATAGACAATCCAAGAGGGCTGTTGATGTCTTTGTTATTCATACCTGGAGTTTTTAGATAAGTAAATAGAGGTCTTGATAGGTTTTCAAAGACTGTTACAGGCTCTAAATTTTTGTACTTGTCTAGTTCACTCAAGTTCACACGTTGACCTAACACATCATTCACATCTGACCTATAAAGTTCATTTGTAATACGATAATACTTTTTATCGTTTGTGCTACCTGTTTCTTGTCCGTCTGCTGTTACCCATTCGTGAAATTCAACAAGGGTATAGTAAACGTTCTTACGCCCCTCAGATTTGATAGTCTTAGTAAGGATTGCAGCACTTGAAACATCTTGTGTGTTGCTTTCTAGTGGAAAGAACACAGGCGCTTGAATAAATGCCACTCTGACCTTATCCCCGTCAATATAAGGGCGCATAGCTAGGCCACCAAGTGCCAAACAGCTTTCTAAATACCGCTCAAAATTCTTATTGAATCGGTCGTTAGTTAGCATGTCATCCAAAAATTTCTGTAAAATTTCGTTTTTTGTTGTGATAGTTGCCTGTTCATTGTAAACTAAGCTAGCAATCTTCTTCGATGCTGTTCTTGCAATTGGCAAGTGATTCATTGGACGGGATTTAATATCTCCATCCGTATTCTTGTACTGAACATCATCCCATTTTGATTGATAGTAGACTAGATTTCTCTTAATCCGGTCATACTCCTCTTGAGTCACTGCAATTTTTGGATGTTCCAAAATACTATTAAGATTTGATGTCTGCATGTAATACCTCCCTCGACTAAAAAAGTCTTTTACTTTTTGAAATAGGCTCATGATCGTCCTCCTCTAAACGTTACCAACACGCAAACCGAGCAATTTTGCATTGTCTAACACAAAATACTGTGTTGTGTCGCATGTATGGTCATCTTCTTTGATAACGCTAGGATTATCAGATTTGATAGTCTTTTCATCCCAACGATACATCTTGTGTTCTTCAATAAATATCTTGTTGTTTTCGGTGTTGAGATAGTAAAAGCGACCTTGAGCAAGCAAAGATTGAAAACTGTCAATCATAGTCACTTTTCTAAGTTTAGCGACTGGATGCCATTTCAAACCAAAGTCAAGAAACATCTGGTTTCTTAACGCTCCCTCAGCACTATCTATTGTGTATTGCAAGGCTTGTACTCTGTACTTCTCAATAACTGATCGCATATAAGCATATATCTCTTTAGATAACTGACTAGGCGCTTTCTTTACCACTTGTCCAGCTGGTGAATAATACCAAGTATCTAGTAATATAACCTTACCTTTAGCTGTTATTCCAAAAGCGCAACAAGCGGTTGCTGACTGTTGATGTCCGCCATCTAGCGCAAATGATATGCCAATCAGCTTATCATCGCTAGGCAAAGCATCAATAGCATGAAACATACTCATGTTATACACGTTGTTACCTAATCCCACTGCCTCACCTAGATATAAGTATCTGTAATAATCGTAGTCATTCTCTTTGATACGCTCTATATCTTCTAGCATCTGCTCAGTAACGAATCCGAGTTCATCATCAAGATAGGTGCTTGAGTGAGCTAAATAGTTCTTATTCGTTTTGATGCTCTCAAACCATTCATTGATCCAACTATATGGATTTCTAGGTGGATTGTAACTCCAAAAGAATTGTACAAACTTGGCGCGTGGGTGTTTCTGCCTCATGAACGTCACGTTTGATTGGTCAAAGTCCTCTTGGTCATTAAATTCAGCAGCCTCTTCATACCAAACCGCTATGATATTTCCAATGTCGTTTGATTTGAGTTTTTGAAAGTCATCTTGTCCGTAAAAGTAAAATGTTGAGCCGGTCGTTTTGTGTACGATTTTAAACGGGCTAACTGTTTTTGTGAACTGCTCAGCTATACCAAAAAGGTTCAATGCCCACCAAACTTTATTGAAAACACTGTCTCTAATAGTATTGGCCACCTTACGGATAACAACGATATTGGCCGCCTCTCCAGCGATAATATACCTTATCATCATATACGCTAGTTTAAGTACAATAACCGATGATTTAAAAGAGTTACGCCCACCTTTCAAAACATTATAAGGTAAGCTAGAAATCCAAACAGATTTGAAATGAGGGTTGATGTTCTTCTGGACATTAAAGGTCATCCGTTGCCCCCCTCACATCTTCAGCCCATGCATCCACTATCTCGATAGTTTCACTTGAGCCTTTCTCAGCTTCAGCACGCTCTCTATTTTCATATTTGAGTGCTTTAATACGCTCTTTCTGTTCTTGTATATCGTATTTATCTTTAGTATTTGTCAGCTTGATTATGTTCTCAGTCGCTTTCTGATTGCCTTTTACAGCTTGCTGAAAGGTTGCAAAGGCTAGCAAAGCCTCGTTATTGCCAGCCATACCCATCTCCTCAAGTTGTTTCTTGATTTTACTATCCGTCACATCCAAAGATAAGAGGATTTCAAATGCTTTTTTTAGATCAGCTTTTTTTCTTCTTGCTATGCCAGATGCTTTACCTCCTTTTGAGCTAATAGCTCTTGCTTCATCTTTGGTTCGTTCTGTAACTGGTTTTAAATTTTTAGTTCCATCTCTAGGCAATTTCCACCCTCCTTTCAAACAAAAAAATCACAAGCATTTTATACTTATGATTTCATTGTATATGTTAAAAAAGGGGATGTTTTACGCTATTCCTAATAACTTTTCGATTTTGTTAATCAAGTCTCTATATTTTGAGTTGTCATTTTCGTTGTTGACAAGTTTAATTTTGCTCCTCTACCACCCATACCTTAGCCTCTTTTCTTTTACTCGTATGAGTAAGTGTACCCGTATTTCTTAGCGTTTTTCTTGAGCCATAGGTCAGCTCCTTTATTGTAATCTTTTGTAGTAAAACGTGACTTGCTCACAGCTTTATCAAAGCCTTTAGCATCAAAGTTAGCCCCTTTTGTAATTCGATACGCTTTAGAGCTATTCGTTGCAACTAGTGTATTCATACCTTTTAATGCTGCAAAGCTATGTAAATCTGTACTTGAGAAATTGCTGCCATTCGGATGGTTATGTATTGCTGTAAATCCACCAGAGATAGGCAAAATTTGTACGCTGTTTTTCCCACCGTGTACATAATTATGAGCAAAGCCTTGAGAGTCAACTGCTGTACTGTATTCTGTTCTAGAGCCACCGTGTTTTTTAATAAATTCCTGGATAGTTCCCTCAACACTTGAAAAGCGCCCTTGATTGTTTAAAGATGCTGGATGTAAGGCTTTTGAGCTCCCACTATCTCTTGCACCACCAGCACCTCTAAAACCCGGATACTTACCGTCTTTCCCTTTCTCAAAATTTGCACCACGTCCACCGCCTAGAGTGAAATTGATTTTATTTACTTTTTCCATCAAAGATAGGTCATTTTCTGCCTCCTCGATAGATTGGTATTGTTTGCTTGTTTCTGTTTCTTTATTGTAAAGCTCAAGATCTTCAAATAAAATCTCTTTACCTAGATCAATACTTGAAACATGTTTAAAAATATCTTTTAGTTTAGTTAGTTTTTGTGCCACTTTCTTTCATCCTTTCCGTTGTTGCATTTTCAAAATATACAACCTCTATATCTTTATAATCGTATTCCACTTTTCCGCCATATACTACAATTCTTTTTGGAGTCAACCGTTTTATCATCTCAGTAACTCCATTTTTCCATACCTCAAACTGCTCTTTGTTTTGCTTTACGCCTATTGTACTGATTGCTAGCGTTGAGTTTTTAGGCAAGCCGTCAAAACAAAAATCAAAGCTTTCCTCACTAGCCCACGATACAGTAGGGATAACTGTAAGGCCGTAATCTTGCATAATCTGACCTATCAGCCTTGACCTGTAAATGTTCCATACTTGCATAGCGATAGGCATATCAAGATATAAGCTAAAATCCGGAGCTAAGGCGCTATCAAATTCTAGCAGCTTTTCAATGTAAAAGTCTGGTCTTTGCCATATTCTTTCAAATTGATAATCATCTAGGAAAAAATGCACGCATGAGCTGTAATCTGGTTTATTTAAAACATAATTAAAGCCTTGAAAATCTTTAGGAATATGATCCACGCCCTCGATTTTAGGCATGTTATAAAAACCCTCAACCCTTGTATCGTCATAATGAAAAAGATTGTACTGATTTATAGTTGTGTCTCTGTGAAAATCCTCAGCATCTTCCTCCTCGTTTTCAGTTTCCTCTTGCTGCTCCTCCTCGTTACCAAAGTTGAACCCTGTAACTGATAACTCAAAACCAAACTGAGCCATATCTATTGTTTCAAATTGAGAAAGCTCAATATTTAATAATTCTGAGTCCCACGTTGAATACTCAGCAACTCGATTATCTGCTAGTCTATAAGCTTTTATCTGCTCATCTGTGAGGTTTACAGCGTGAGCGATAGGTATTGTGTCTATACCTAAAGAAAGAGCAGCCTTTAGCCTAGTATGTCCTGTAATAATGATGTTATTATCATCTACTAAGATAGGTTGCTGAAAACCAAAAGCTTTTATGGATGCAGCAACTTTCTCTGTTGCCTCTCCGTCATTATGCCTAGCGTTTTTGTGATATGGTTTAATGGATTTTATATCTACATATTCAATCTGTAACATCTCCATATCTCTCCTTTCGAAAAAGCTTATATATCTTGATTATAGATACATAAGCTTTGGATTTTTTACGGTTATTTATCTAAGATGGCGTTTTCTAGTAATTCTGTGTAAGTCGCACGAAAATAATCGTTAAACCACGCATTAAGTAATACATAGGCTTGAGTCGGACTATAAAATAGTATTTTTTGACAAGCTCCAATGACATTCATGTTTTCGTAAACATAAACCTCTTTTATTGCCCGCAAATATTTAGGATCAGACTTATCTATAAAATCTTCAGTTGATTTTTTTAAGTTGCTTAAAAACTTAGCTTCAAGCCTATCAGTTTTGATATGAGAAACTATAATCTTTTGCTCCAAAATGGTTCTCTTTGGATTTTTCTTATCCCTCAAAAAATACCACTTTAGCCAATTGATTTCCCTGCGATGGATAACTGACAAGCGCTCTATTTTTTTCTTCGTCATCAGTCATGTATCACCTCCTCAAAATAACTATGAAATTTACTTAAATTGACAATAGCAACCTCTTCAACAGAATGCTTTCCGATGTCAAAGTCTGGATCATTCTTCCCAAACTCTTTTTCTATAGCTTTTTCAGCCAGAAAAGGCAAATCGAATATACTTGCCCCATTTCTTAAAGCGAGCGCTTGACCGTGTTTGTTTACTATTCGATAACCCACATCGGACGGTCTGATTTCCTTAGGTATTTTTATGCGTTCGCTTTCAGCTTTTGCAGCTTGTTCAAGTGTTTGTGTCATTACTTCACCTCATTAACTTTCTAACGCACAAATTCGTTGACCAGATCGCTGATAAGGAACTTCCAATCAGATTCTCTAAAGGTCAAAAAATGATCTGCGGTCAAATTTCTAATCCTTTTATAAAAGAGTATCTTTAGTTGGATTGATTCACCAACAGTAAGGAAGATACCAGGAAATCGATGTACAGAATGCACTCTATTTCCGTATCCAGAAATATCTAAATGTATTAACATTTCTGGATATGAACGTCCAATCTTAGCTTCAACTCCGAGCTCAACTTTGACCTCTTCCATAATTGGAACCTCGTTAAAAATTGGTCGTGCAGAAAATAATGGCGACGATGTTTCTTGTTT